ACCACTGTTAACATTATTATTGTTATTAGTGTAGGTTACTGAACCACTCATAACGTTGTTATTATTGTTATTGTTGGTCATTGTACCACTGTTAACATTATTGTTATTATTAGTGTTAGTTGTGCCGCCACTTAATACAGTATTGTTATTGTTGGTAACAGTGCCGCTGTTAACGTTATTTGTATTAATCGTACTAGTACTCGTTGATGTACTGTTAGTATCAACTAGACTCTTAGAGTCATAACCGCCCTGATTAATTACAGTTTGTGCTGCCGCCGAAAGTGCTAAGAAGGCTATTGCGCCCATTATTACTTTTCTTTTCATGTTTTCGCTCCATGGTAGGGAAATGTATTCACCTTAATATTTACATGACAACGTTAGAAAGTTAAACTATAGTGTTATTATTTTTACAGTGTAAAAAAATTTACACCATAAAAAAAGAGCTCTATGAGCTCTTATTAGATATTCAAGACTACAGTTATTAAACTGTTGTAGGTGCCTGTGCCTGTGGCGTAGCCGGTGCTGTTGCTACAGGAGTCGGAGCCGCCACTGCTACTTTAGGTTTTAATTGTGGGAACTGCGCCTCTAAGTTAGGAATAATTTGTTCAATTGGAATCCTACTTGCAACCATCTTCATAGTAGATACACTGATTTGACCTAACAGTTTCTGATTCTTTATTCCGCGTCGACCTGCTAATGTCATAACCCAATTGCTTAATTTAGAATTAAATTCTGGATCTGCTAGAGGATTTTTTCCTTTGGCTATCTTCTTTATTCCTTGTTGGGCGGCAGCACCACCAAATGTTGTTTGTTGAATACCAATTTGTGGATATACTGCTCTAACTGGATCTTTAGTAGCACTGATATACGGAGTACTAGCGTGGAATCTTAAACCTTGTGATAATAGTTGTTCTGCATTTTGATAGTACAGAAATGTCTTACTATTCAAATTGAGGTATAAAACACCATCATCATGTTTTTTACTCATATAAAAGTTAAAACTAGCCTGACTCCATTGCTGTGCGGCTGCTCCATTATCACCAGTTTCAATTGACGACATGATCACATCTATATTTTTCTTTAGACGAACTGCGTATTCCTTGCGTCCACTGCTGCCAGCTCCAAAAATAAGTGTCACGCACCTGCGTACTAGTCCTAAAAATTTATTACGATCTGCACCTTGCAAGTAACTGGCAAACTCAATGGCTTGATTTAAGTTTACTCCGCTACCTGATATTTTACGGCTAAGATTTCTATACATCTTATGAGACTTAACATAACTGTTTAGCGCAACCGCAGCCGCCTCAAATCCTTCTGCTGGCCTAACGTCCTGATCACCAAATCTGGCGGCACCACCCATCTCTGTTTTTAATTCTATTTGATAATTTGTACCATTGTAACTGATTTGCAGGTCGCCTTTTTTAGACCCACCTTCTTCTGCATTATCTTTTGCCGAACCCTTGCGAGCAACTGTAATAGATTTACTCAGTACATTTAGTCCAAATTCGCCACGGCCCATGCCTAGTTCTTGAATCAACATTACTTCATCAACAAATTCTTTTACAATAGGGTTTTGAGTATATCCATTAAAAGCAGTGTTAAAATCTACTTGTTTATTAGATAATAATGACTCAATATTAACTAACTGATCATTTCTCCATAATTCAAAGAATTCTGCTCGTTGTTCTGGAGTGGCGCCTAGCTCTTCCATAATGCTGAGTACTAGACGAGATAGTACTTTTTTAGCATCATTTACTGCTCGATCCTGCACGGCTAGAATTTCTTTACTAATTGATCCGTATCTACCACCGTGTGCAACATGTGATAATAGATCTTCAATTTGTTTTAATGCTTTTGCTGTATCACTATCGTCAGGTAATTCTTTAATTCTTCTAGAAATTATATCTTTCATACCTTCAAGTTCGGGTGCTGAAATAGAAGTATTGATTGATTCTTGGAAAAATTTTAAAAAGTCTTTTGCTTTCATAGTAAGATATTTATCGTATTTCCGGGAACAAACAGTCCTGAATAAACACCTCTACATCTTCTTCACTGAGCCCTAAACTAACCATAACTTTGGGCGTATGCGGGTTTTTCTTTTGATTTTCGCAGTAATAGTTCTGGGCATCAGTAGTATTAGGGTGTGTATTTTCTGTTTCTTTTACTGTGTCCAAATAGTGCGTTAGATTCTTACGAGCCATAGCAAGTATCTGATCTAGCTCTGTTTCGTCGCTGACATTACCTGCGGCAATCATAGCACCAGTAAAAATACGCTCTGCCCATTCTGGAAGTTTTCTTACTTTATTCCACTCTAAACGGCGAGCTTCTTCGGCGAACCATTCAATCATAGGGTGTTCGCTGTCACCGGCAGGACTAAAATCATGGAAACAGCCTGTGATCTTATTCTTACCGGCAACAACATCGAACCCAAAAATAGGAGCAGGATTATGTAAATGGGGGAAAATGCAACAATGCATCATCCACAGGCCTTTAGATTCACGAGCATCTACTACATCAATGTGTGCTCTACGATAGGCACTGCTGGTCCAAACTTTGTTTACCCAACCCGGTTGGTTAAAACGATCCATGCCCGGCTCATGTATAATACTGCCAGTGGCGTAGAGTTGACTTTCAAAGTATTTTTCAACTTCAATTAGAGTGTCCCAGACTTTACTCATCTGTAAACTCTACTTGAGTCATCATCTCCTGGAAAAACTCTGTAGCAAATCCAAAACATACTAGAGCTTCTTCGGCCATATCATCACTGAGACGTTCTCGAATAGCGGTCTTAAGAACATCTGAATTTTCAAACTGATAGTACTTGCCTTTGCCTGGAACACGTTTAGCAATCATTTGCCCGCCAGCCAAATCTCCCATATGGCGTACATAAATGTGTGCCATTAATTTTTTAGGATCATCTTTGATACTAATGATATGATCCATATATCGTTTAACTACAGGCAATAGTTCAATTTCACCATCTTTTTCATCGTCCCATAATTCCATAAAGTCTGCTAAAATTGCAGGAGCTCTACGAATGTCAGGTAGTCCATTTAACAGGCCTTTGGCCATAGCACACACTTCGAGAATCTCATATTGAGGATGTTGATTCTTAAGATAGTTAGCGTATAGTTTAGGATTAATTTTTCCTGAAAATAGTATTTTTACAAATTCTTGTTTTTCAGCTTCGTCGTGTGCATCTTTAGTTAGTTCTCGTAAACTCATTAGTTGTCTTCTTCCATTTTAATTTGTAGTGGGAAGCCATTAGTTCTAGCTAAGTTTGTAGTTTCGACTGCTTTTGTTTCAGCAAGTTCAAAACTATAAACACCTGCAACACCACTGCCTTCATTATGTATCTGTTGCATAACAGCAATGGCTGAATCCTGAGTGTGTTTAAAAATTTCAGTTAAAATTCCTACAACAAAGTCCATCGGTGTGTGGTCGTCATTTAATAGGATAACTTTCCATCTTTTAGGTTCTTCAATGCGAACTTTAATTTTTTCGTCGAGTTTTATGTCGGTTGCGATATCTTCACTCATAGTGTTCTCCAGTTAGAATAAGGGGAAGTTTCCTTCCCCTTATTATATTACTTAACCTCAACGATGTCAATTAGTCTTGGCTTTTTATCCTCGGGAATAATCCGTTCTATTGTAATAGTTAGAATTCCATCCTTGATTTCAGCACCTTTAACAATCATATGTTCTGCAAGACTAAATGTGCGCTCAAAGTCTCTACTGCTTAATCCTTTGTGCAAATACACACGGGTAAGTTGATTTAAATTACTTTCACCGCGGATAGTCAACAGATCCTGTTCAACTTCTACAGCAATTTCACTTTTCTTAAATCCTGCAACTGCCATCTCGATAACGTATGTATCTTCGTCAGTCTTAACCACGTTATGTGGAGGGTAGTTAGTGGTCAATTGATTTGCAAATCTCGATTCGAAGGAATCAAATAATTGGTCAAATCCTATTAGGGCTCTATTTAGAGCGGCTTGGTCAAATCTTACTAATTGTTGTGTCATAATATATCTCCTTATAATAAGCAAGAATTATAGTGCGGCCCCACCCGGGCACCGCACGTTGATTAATTAGTCTGTCTGTCTGTGTATTAAACTACTTCTTTGAAGTCTGCATCAACTACAGTATCTGCAGGTGCATCACCGGCTGGCTGAGCTTTGGCTGCTTCTGCGGCCTGTTTCTTAGCTTGAACTGGTGCTCCAGCTTCGAACATTTTTCCTACAGCGGTTTGAATTGCTTCTGTATCTTCACCGGTCATTGCATCACTAACTGCTTTAACTGCATCTTCAAAATTAGCACGTTCTTCTTCAGTTAATTGATCTTTAACTTCTTCATAGTCTTTGTTTAGGCTATGACGATTTGCTTCTGCATTGTTTCGTGTTTCGATCAATGTACGTGCTTTCTTATCTGACTCTGCATTTTCTTCAGCATCTTTAACCATACGTTGGATTTCAGCTTCTGTCAATCCTGAATCAGACTTAATAGTGATTTTGTTTTCTTTACCTGTGTTTTTGTCCTTAGCTGACACATGCATGATACCATTAGCATCAATATCAAAGATAACTTCGATCTGTGGCATGCCACGACGAGCAGGAGGAATACCTTCTAAATTAAACTCGCCTAACAATTTATTATATTGTACAAGATCGCGTTCGCCTTGGAATGCTTTAATAGTAACAGCTGGTTGATTGTCTTCTGCTGTTGAGAAGATTTGCTGTCCTTTAGTTGGGATAGTTGTGTTCTTGTTGATCAACTTGGCAAACACACCGCCCATTGTTTCAATACCTAAACTCAACGGAGTAACGTCCAACAATAGAACGTCATTGCGATCACCACTTAGCACAGCACCTTGTACTGCGGCGCCAGCGGCAACTGCTTCGTCTGGGTTAACGTCTTTACGTGGAGCCTTACCGAATAGTTTTTCAACTGCTTCTTGTACTTTAGGCATACGTGTTTGTCCACCGACTAGGATAACTTCGTCGATATCAGCGGCACTAACTTTAGCATCTGCCATGGCAACTTTACATGGCTCGATTGAACGTTGAATCAAATCGTCAACCATTGCTTCAAACTTAGCACGAGTAATAGTTACATTCATATGCTTAGGACCTGTTGCATCTGCTGTGATGTAAGGTAAGTTGACTGAAGTTTGTGCTGAGCTTGACAATTCGATCTTGGCTTTTTCAGCAGATTCTTTCAAACGCTGTAATGCCAACACATCATTCTTAAGGTCAATGCCTTGATCTTTCTTAAACTCATCAACCAAGTAGTCCATAATGCGTTGGTCAAAGTCTTCACCACCTAGGAATGTGTCGCCGTTTGTTGACAACACTTCGATCTGTTTATCGCCGTCGACTTGATTAATGTCGATGATGGAGATATCGAATGTACCACCACCCAAGTCGTAAACAGCAATTTTGCGATCACGATTGTCTGCCTTGTCAACACCGTAGGCCAACGCGGCCGCTGTTGGTTCGTTGATAATACGCAATACTTCTAAGCCTGCAATACGACCAGCGTCTTTAGTAGCTTGACGTTGTGCATCGTTGAAGTAAGCAGGTACTGTGATAACTGCCTGTGTAACTTCTGCGCCTAGATAGTCTTCAGCAGTCTTTTTCATCTTGCGCAATACTTCTGCGCTGATTTGTGGGGGTGCTAATTTTTCACCGTTTGCTTCAACCCATGCATCACCGTTATCAGCTTTGATAATAGTGTAGGGCATTAGGTCAATATCTTTTTGCACAGCTTGTTCGTCAAACTTACGTCCAATTAAACGCTTACTGGCATAGATTGTATTTTTGGGGTTTGTTACTGCTTGACGCTTTGCGGGAGCTCCTACTAGGATTTCGTCTCCGTAAGCAATAATTGAGGGCGTTGTTCTAGCACCTTCTGAATTTTCAATTACTTTTGCGACTCCGTTTTCAACGATCGCTACGCATGAATTTGTTGTACCTAAATCGATACCGATGACTTTGCTCATAGTTTTCTCCTTAAATTAAGCAAGATTGTGTGGACGCCTTGTCCGTGTATTAAACCCTTTCGGCATCTAATACGAATTTATTTATCTCAGATATTCTCAAGATTTTGAATATTCGACCATTTCTTTAATTTTTCGATTTTAGCTTCTTGTGCTTTTTCGATGTTAGAGTAGCTGACAATATCCATACTGTGCAGTATGTCGATCATAGCTAGCAGGTCTCCTAGTTCTTCCTCTAAGTGTTCTCTGTTGGTTTTAGGCTTTCCCGGTTTGTAATTGTCTAAACCGAATCTGCTGACTTTACTTACCGCCTGTATAACTTCGGCACACTCTTCTTGAAGAATGTCCATTACTTCTTTAGTCTGTGAATCCATATTATCTTCCTTCTCTTACAAACGGCATAATCATTTTACCGTCAAATTGTGTAGAACCTCGCAGTTTCTTGAATACATGTTGTACGCCAACAGCTTGATTCCAAGCATCTTCTAATGCGTGATGTTTAAGTACAGGGGGACGCTCTGGATTGATGCCAAGATCAAACAAGGTGCGGGTACAGCGAACTTCCCAGAATTTCCAGGGAACTGCCTTTTGAATAGTGTTAAAGATATGTTCGCAGATGACCACATCAAATGCCGCACCATGTGACCAAACACGCTTGGCTCCCCAACAGAACTTGTACAGTTGATTCATTGCATCAACAATGTCAATCCTATTGTCGGGACTAAATGCTTCGTCTTGTGCTTCTTTACTTTGTTGAGACCACCAAGCAATTGTATCGTCGTTGGTGACTAAGCCAATGCGATCACAACTGTCTAAGTCTACGCGAACATAAAACTTTTCGCATGATGGTTCGATTAAGTCTTCGCCAAAAGGATCAAACTTAACTGCACCAATTGTTAGGATTGATGCGTTTGGGCTTGTTGCTAGGGTTTCTAAATCGATCATTATATCTGTAAGTGGCATGTTGTTCTTTCTATATTAAGAACTAACATTATAGCACACTACAGATAATTTGTCAATACATTTTCTTTGGTAATTGCTCTTTTTCGAGCTTCTTACGATAGCGGGCTTTGGCCGCTGATTTTTTGCGTTTGCGCTCAGTAGTGGGCTTTTCGTAGAACTCTTTGGCTTGGAGAGTTTTTAATGTGCCTGCATCTTCAATTTTATTTTTAAATCGGCGTAGTGCGCGATTGATATCTTCGCCGTCTTTGACAATAACGGCTGTTCCAGTTACTCGATTATTCATCCTGATCCTCTTGTTCCTCATCTCCGTCATCGACGGCATTGATAACTTCTGTTATCCAATCTAAGTTATATATTCTATTTCGACTAATCAACTGCCAAGGAGTGATTTCGTCATTTGTTATATAATAGCTATTTGGCTGTGCTAATAGGAAACTAATAAAATTCTTAGTTGTTGTATCGCAGTTATCAATATCGAGAATAACAAAATCAGCTTGTTGGCTAACACTTAGCATCCATTCGATATCTGCTTCGTCGGTGTCGTAGATATAAACATTAACATCCATATTACATTGACTTAAAATTTGCTGGAATTGCATTTTAATTTTAGTCGAAGGTTTGACTAATAAGTAACCTGGATTAATATTGAACAACTTATCCGGTGGGGTGATTAGATTAATTTTACCTAAATTCATAATATTAATTAGTTTTTTTGTCAGTAATCTGACTCCATAGTGAACTAGACTTTTGTTCACTATTTTGTATATAGCCTTTTATATCGTCATGTCCAGATTCATGTATTTCCACGCTGTCGTGATCAATACCTGCTCCGCTGTCGTGATCAATACCTGCACCAGGATTAATATTATCAATTACTTCTTTAACGTATTGTTGATTAGCAGTTTCTGTTTCAACATTAGAAATTAATGTAGTAGCATCTGCACTTAATGCAAAGTCTAATTCTTTTTCAATTTGTGTTAACGAAACTTCGTTGTCAAACTTTGGACCAGTTTGAACCCACTCTCCATTGACCTTCACACCTTCAAACTCTGGTCCGGGATCAATTGTTTTAGTTTCTACTTCTTTAGTAAAATCTAATTCCATTTGACTATCTTCAAACGGTCCGTCTACTACATCACACTGTTTGTTTGGACAGAATAATCCAATACCTAGAGCATTCAATAACAGTGTTCCGCATTTATAACAAGGAATGGGGTCATCTTCTAAAGGTTTGGTTTCTTCCTTAATTTGTTCAACCTGTTCCTCTGTTAAAGGACCGTCGTCTGCTTCGTATGCGGCTTTTTCTTCGGCAGTGGGTTTTTCGCCAACATCAGCAACGAACAATGAATTGTTTAAATCTTCTACTTGCTCATCAATCCAATTAGACTCTTCTTGGTCTTTACGGAACCATTGGAAACTGTATTGGCTAGCTAGTAATAAGATAACAGCCAATGGATCAAATACTGATACAATAATAATGATTACCCATGTCACTGCTCTTTCCAATACATTAGCATCTGGATTATCGCCGTAGATAAATGCCGCAATATATTTTATTGGCCCAACTTCCGCTTCAACTTTCCTAACCTCAGCGGCAATTGGTGCTCGCTCTTCACTAAGGGCTGTGATTTTCTTTTGAGAATCTGTAATGTCCTGAGCGAGGCGACCACGTTCTTTCTGCTGGGCTCTTCGAATGGCAACGGCTTTTTCTGCGCCCTTTTCGTCCTGACTGCGACCCATAACTTGGTCCACTGATTCATCAAGCTGTTTGAGT